TAAGTTTGTTGTTTTCGATTGTCGCGTTCAACACGTCTGTGAACGTTGTGCTAATGCCAACCAGATACTTTGACATTTCGCGCAATATCTCAAGATAGGTTGAACCGTCTCTATAGGTGAACGGTACAATCTCCACGCGGTTAACAAAGCCTGGGCTAAATGGTGAAACGGGTGAAGTCATGATATGTATCCTTATTTGTGTATGGTTCGGGGGTATTGTACAACATGAAAAACAGCGGCTCGCATGATGCAACAACCATCATAGCCGTGTTGGTGAGAGCTTGCTTATAGCGAGCAACAAGCTCCCCGCCGTGGCCTTGAAATCCAACAGTTGAAGACTCGCTGTGTCCAACGCCTGTACTCTCAGTAGTGCCAGTTTCTGTGCCAGTTGCAGCATTCTCAGTTGCACTGTTTGAATCAACAGCACCGGTAGCATAGTCTGCGTTGCCTGAGAGTTGGCTTTGTGGTGTTTCGCTGTTTACAGCACGGCTGGCACTCTTGGTGTTGCCCTCAGTGCTAGACGTTCCCATAGACTCGCCTGTTTGCACGCTGTCACTGTCGCTAACGTTTTTGATGTTGATTGTGTTAGTTGGATCAATAACCAACGCATCTGCTTCAAACATCTTGTTAAACATAGGCATATTCAAATTCATATGTGTAATCATTGACACAAGAAAAATTTCTTCGGTTTCGTGAGCAATCTCGCGATTCATGTACGTGCCAAAGATTAGACCATTCAGCGTGTCACGATAGCTTTCATTGAAAATAGGGTAGCTGCCCAGGCCGATAAGTTCAGGTCTGACAACAACCATTTCACCACTCACTAGCGAGTAGTCGCCGCCGCTCGCGAGCAGCATGTCTTTCAGTTTAGTTGTGAATGTTGACATTATTCACCTGCCATGATCTTTCTGAACTCGTTGTTAATTTCCTCGTTGTAACTGAAAACCGTGTTCATTTGCTCGTCATTATCAACAGCATACGAAACATCGACAGCAAGCCCAAACATTTCGTTAATCTGTCTTGCGGCAAACTTGCGAGTATTAAGGTTGGTTGCTTTGATGGTTTCAATCTGCGCTTGGTTTCCAGCAACCTCAGCAGCAACTAGCCGCTCTTTCTTGTCCTGACTCACGTTGTCAATGCCCAATAGAGTCATACAGTTATTCCACTCACGATTGCGAGCGGTGCTAATATCGGCAAACATGTCAGAGTCAATGCCCATGTCCAGACTGTTCACGTATGGTTCAAGATTGCGCCCAACTCGTAGGGTGGGTGTGCCCTCATCAATTTGCCTGTTGACATTCTCCATAGCAAGCTGTGTATCGCTGTCAACAACAAGAATGCGAGTCTGTCTAGCATTGTCTGTGTTAATCTCTAGCGTCCTGTCAAGCTTAGCGAGTTTGCGAGCATACACGTTCACAATGTCAGTATCGGGCATACGTGAATAGTTAGCCCAAATTGGAACACAATTTTTAGTTGTGAGCGTTTTAGATACAAACTGATTGCCAACAACCATAAAGCCTGTAGGGTTATCCTGATAATCAATCACGCCAGCGGGTGTGCCCCTGAGTGAAAGATACTTGAGGTAGTTGTCATCAAAATAGAACACGCTGAGTGCGTTGTAAAACAGGGTTGTTTCGAGAAAACGCGGATCAATAGAATCTGGCAGACCTACCCATTTAAAGCGATTCACGCTAATCTCAAAGAGCTTGCGCATATACATACGTTGAATGGCCGCTTCGTACTCTCGGGCATTGTTCCGGTTAAAGCCGTTCAGAAACTCGTCATACACAATCGAATTAGACAATTGGTGTGTTCCCCTCAAAATCGTAAGTGCCAATCTTCTCTACATCATGCCACACGGTCACGCCTTTTTCAAAGATACCCCGCATAGCATTCAACACGCCCTCTGGGGCAGAAAGTCCGCTTGCGTCTAGAAACACTTCTGAAAGTTTCCAGTATGTAAAGTTTTTCATGCACTGCAAGTTGTCAATGTTAATGAAGCCGTTATACGTGTATCCATATCTTGACCAGTACGCAACAACTCGCCTAATAGCGTCGCCGTCAATGTGTTTGATTCTAACCCACAATCTCAACCCACCGCGAATAGCAAAGTGCGAAGCGCCCGAACCAACGCCGCCAACAACGCTAGGCGGGGTCATTTTGGTGTCCTGAATCTTGGCATCAATAGCCGCAATGGTGTTTGCGTAATCGCCCTTTGCAGACCAATCACCAAGAGCTTTGTTGTTGTCTGCAATCCTACTTGCAGCCCCAGCAGTAACGTTGCCGCTCTGTCTGCTCGCATTCTGCCTTACTGCAAGTTGTTGATTGCTAGCGTCAATGTTCATTCCAACGCCAATTCCGCCAGCAACTGCACTACCAGCACTCATGCCCAAACCGGCTGCAACGCCAGCAGGGCCAGCAGGTGCACCGCTTACAGCACCGCCGATAACTCCAGTCACGCCATTGAGAATTGCACTATTTCGCGCAAGATCGTTCGAAATGCCAACGCTTGCAGCGTCACTATTTCTACTGATATTTGCAAGATCGCTTGACATCTGAATGCTTGTGTTGGCATTGTCAAAACTGTTTGCGTTTCCAGCGAGCGCGCGAGTTTGCGCCCATGACGCGGAATCTCTGGCCTGTTGCAGTGAACGAGCTTGCGAAGCTAGCGCGATAGTTGCATTGTCGTTAAGCACGGAAACGGTAGGCAATTCGTTGATGCTTAATATGTTTTCGTCGCTTTGGTCACTGGCATAGTTGCCTAGTGGGGTGCGAATGATAATGCGTTCATCTCCCGGAATGATGCTAACCGTTGCGCGAAGCTCAATATCGTCGCCAATAAATTTGAGTGGATCAAGGTCAACACTGTTGCCCTGCATTGTGGTGAACTCGACAAATGAATACGGCGCGGCAAGCAACTTACCGAAACGATCAAACGCCCAATCATACGATGAATTTCCCCAACGTGCCCTAAATGCTGCCTTGATTCGTTCGCGGAAACCATCAACATTACCAATATCTTTATTACTGTAGTTGGCAAATTGAATGTTTCCATTGTTAAGAATGTTAGCGCCGCCAGCACCTTTAGGCGGGTAGCTAGGTGAGCCAGTTATTGCAGTTCCCACGCCACACCAAGCGGGATACAGTACAACCCTGCTAATTCCTTGCGTAATCCACGGATAATTGCGCATAGAGCTAAAGTAGGTCTGTATGTTTGCACTGGCAACCGTGTACGTTGAGCCAGCACCGGGGTACGTCTGTACGCCACTTCCGGGGGCGCTCTTAATCACCGGTGCGTCAACAGTTCCGGGCGCATCCTCAAGCGAGATTGAGCTAGTGATAGCCGCGTTGGCTTGACCGGGCGTGATCACGTCAAAATACTTAGTGAAGTTGTTCGTGACGTACGCTGTTCCCAGATCAATCGACTCAGGCACTTCAAAAAATTGCCAGTTAGGGGCGCTCTGCCCTCGCTGAACAGCATAGTGGCCGCGCTCAAGATAGCCGCTCTTGAGCTTCACGTCACGAATAAAAGTTTGCCACACGTCAAGCTGAATCACAAGTTCAGTGGTATTGGGCGCAATATAGTTCACGTCACGAATGAAATAGTAAAAGCTCTTGGCGCTATCGCCGGGTATTGGTTGAGCCTGATTGGATACGCGCAAGTAGTTGTACCTAAGTGCCGTGTTGTACGGAACGTCAAGACGAATAACCGGGTTGCTTGGTTTCACGTGAAACAAGTTGTTAATTTGTATCCTAAAAGAATTGTTGTCAACAAAAGCATCAAGCGCAGCACTTGTCTTAAAGTCGATAACGTCGCGGTACATACTATCCCACGGAACATTAGTGAGAGTGACGTTGCTGCCAGCCGTCCATACATCATAGTTGAACGACAGACCAAAGTCATACACATTGGGAGGATCAATAATTTGGTTCATGATAGTCAGTATAGCAAAGTGCCCCGAACGTGCAATACGTTCGGGGCACTAAGGGCTAGTTACTCGCCAGCTCCGGGGTCTACTGGCGGAACAGGTTCGGGTAGCACACTGGGGTTAGGCCACAACTGAGCAATCTCGCCAGTTACGGGAATGTCAACACTTGCAGTCTTGCTCTCGTCAAGCAGTGAGGTTGCGGTGATCTTGAGAGACGTTGCCTTTTCGTCGAGCGAAACAGCGAGCGTACCAGTATTGGTAAGTCGCGTAAAGCTAGACTCAGCACCGCCAAGTTCAAGATTCACATCTGTCATAATATCGGCAGTGTCAACAGCACTTGCGAATACCTGATAGATTCCGCCTCGCTCAACAGCATCCTCAGCAGGGTTGACCGGATCGCCGTGAGCATCAAGCATGTTAATCACCGGGGCGCTAACCGATGTGATCGACGGCGTTACCGGCTCAATTACCGTGCTGTCATCAGTGCTAAATCGGACAGCGGGCACAAAGCGAGACACAGACAGAATCTGATGGTGGTGCAAGAAATAGTTGTTGTACAGACCGGCGGGGTTCTGAACACTGCGCGTCTCGTACAACGAGTCTGCGATAACGAAAAAATCGCTAGTTGTCAGAATCGCCTGTGTTCCAGGCATATCAAAGCTAGTTTCGGGAATAATGACAATTCGCGAAAGAAACTCTGCATAGGTCACGTTGAATGCAGCAGCGAGAGCGTTTACATCCATAGCCGCCTGAGCGCGCGGTGTCATAAACAATACGAGGTCATTGATGTTCGCGCTTACGTGCAGACCACTAGCGTTGTAGTAGGGGCTAAGAAACGTAAGCTCCTGAGCCATTCCGCGAACCTCACGCAAAAACGTTTTTGCTTGTGCCTCAGTGCTGTTGCCAGCTCCAATGTCGGGAACCTTGATATTGAAGAAACCCTCAGCACGGTTGTACTCGCCAAACAGCGAGCACATGAGGTTGAACTCATCATAGTTATCGGACACGGTGGGCGCGTTCATCAACTGAGCAATGAACGTAGCAAGTCCATTCTCCTCAAAGAATGCGCGACGTAGAAGATCTTCATTGATTGTGATCTTGTAGTATTCCTGGCGGTTTACCTTGTGGATGCTAGCCTGAACATTTGGCACAGCCTGTCCGAACACAGCACGCTCAAGCTCGTCGCGATCAGGATCAAAGACGTATGATGGAACAAGTCCGGTCTGAATCTCTTCAATACTATTGCCAAAAGTGAGCATACCGCGTTTGAACTCTGCAAGCGGGTTAGTCCAGTTGTTTGTGCGCGCAATGATCAAACCAACCTGATTGATAAGCGCGTCAATGAACTCATTGCGAGCACCAGCATTCTTGCCATCCCAAAGATGGTCAATGGTGTCACGAATGTTCGCCTTGGTTGCTTCGGGGATTCGCGACTTATAGTCAAGCGATGCATTCTTGCGAATCGCATTCAGAATCTCAGTGTTGGGAATCTGTTTGCGAAACGGCTTAACGGGAATCTTAGGCATGTCTCTATTTCTCCTATTTATTGTGTGGGTTAGTCTTCATCGCCAAAAAGCGAATCAATCGGGTCGTCAACATCGTCAGTTTCGTCGCTCTTGTCGCTATTGTCAACGGGGGTTCCGACACTCGTCATAAGCGAATAATTGTGAGCCGTAAGCTCCTGAACTCTCTTAGTCAGTGCTTCAACACTCTCAAGCGCCTGAGCAAGTTCACCGCGTAGCATGCTGTCTGTGTCTGCATATGCAAGCTCTTCGGCATCAACAAGTGCAGACAAGTCAGAAAGCATCGTTTCTGGTCGTTCGCCAGCCTCAAGCGCAAGTAGTTCGTTGAGTTTGTCTTTCAAGGTCTTCATCATTTTCCTAACGTCAAAGGGAAA